CCTGTGAGACGTTATCAGATAACGTTCATGTCGAGGACGGTGACTGTTCCGTAGAAGTCCGAGCGAACGGTCTTCTTGCCGTAGCGGGTCATGACGCCCTTGCGAGGTGTGAAGTCCTCAGGAGCGAAGATCGTCGGCGTGACGATGAGTGGGACGTATGGAGCGTAGACGTATCCTGTCTCGAGGTAGCTACCGCCCTTGTAGCCGACGAGGATCTTGTTACGTGAGAAGTAAGGATCCTTGTAGACCGTGAAGCGGTTCGAGAGGGTACCAATTGCCTCAGCGCCGATCGTGAATGGCGAGGCGACCTGTCCTTCACCATCGAGCGAGAACTTGGGCTTGTAGAGCACCGAGGCCTCGAGGATGGTGCAGACGTCTGGGCCGGTGACGAGGAAGTTCGCCGAGCCGCGGAGTGTCTTGCGGTGGATGGTGTTCGCGACGTCGATGATCGTCTCGATGAGGGTCTCGTACCACTCACGGACTGTGCCCGTGAACTGTGGTCCGATCTGGAATGCGTCGGTAAGATTGACGCGCGCGCCGTTCGTCTTGTTGACGAAGCGACCAGGTGAGCGGCTCCAGTAGTAGTTGGCGCCGTTGGCCTGCGAAACGAGGTCATTGAGGATCTCGCGGTCGATCTCGAGAGCGATCTGCTCCGAGAGGATCGAGGTGAGCTCAACCTCTGCGTCCATCGAGTGATAGGCGTTGAGGTCGTGCGAGTTCCGGCGACCACTTAGCGCGGAGCTTGCGGGTCTCGGCTGTGATGCTGATGGCCTCGATCTTGATATCGATCTCTGGGATGACGGGCGATGGTGTCGCGCCGAAGTCCGATTCGAACGAGGGGACCGTGACAGTTGCGCCTGTTCCGCTGTCGACCGAGAGTGACGTCGAGACGACGCACGTGAGACGACCTGTGCCTGCAGTGAGTGTAGTGAGGCCGTTAGCACCCTTGAGAACGAACTGAACGTGTGTACCGTTAAGTGCGTTGGGTGTAAAGTAAGGAGCAGTCGAAGCTGAGAAGTTACCGCGCTTGTTGAGGCGGCGGAGGTTGAGGACTCCTGTTCCACCCTGGTAGTTCTCGCCCCAAGCTGTGGCGTTGGCGCCGAAGCCTGAGAAGAGAGCGATCTGCTCTACTGCTGTGAGGTCAGCACCAGCTGGAAGGGCTGATGTTGGGACGTAGACGAAGATCGTGTCGAGCGAGCCGTCAGAAAGAGCTGTCTCAACCTGCGAGTCGAAGTCCATGAATCGAGCGTTCGAACCCGAGAACTGTGTTCCCGAGCCGAGGACCATGCCTGCCGACCAAGTGTCGCCGTTGACGCCTGAGTACGATCCTGAGTGGACCGTTCCGGCGGCAAGGTTGAGAGCCGTTGTCGAACCCGTCACGCGGCTGTAACCGCTTCCGACGAGGTCGTACATACCACCGGTAGCGAGCGATCCGCTCTGGACGCCCTTACCAGTTGGGTTGTTGTAGAGCGACTGGCCACGGGTGTAAACTGACTCACTTGTCTGACCAGCAGCAACGCCAACGTTTGAACCGTAGGTGTAGTCGAGGTAGAAGATGAGACCCGAGGGGAGGCTCATTGGCTGGATCGAGACGAGCTCGTTAGCCACTAGACCACCGAAGACTCTGCGAACGATCGGGAAGGCGATGTTCGAGAAGCCCTGGATCTGACCCGAACCAGCGAGGTTGCCACCGCCGGTCGAGAGAGCATTGCTCTCCTTGAGGACCTGAGCGGCCTGGTTCTCGAGGAGCTGTGCCATGACCTCACGCTTTGTGCCATCGAGGCCGCGGAGGAGGCCTGTGCGGCTCCACTTCTCTGTGAGTCGTGCGCGCTCTGCGCCGACGTGCTTCTCACGAATTCCCTGAGCGAGCTGCTCAAGACTGAAATGCTTTGACATAATTGAATTCTCCTAGTTGAGTTGGTTTGTTTGAATCACTTGACGATTCCAGCGAGACGTGCCCAACGATCAGCCTCAAATCCCTCGTTGAGGGTGTTGGTGGCCGAGGCGGGACGTGCCGGGCGGGATGCAGAGCCGATGACTCCACGATCAGCCGACTCGGTGATCTTGGATGGTGACCCTGCAAGGGTCTTCACGAGGCTCTCGTACACGAGCTTCACCTCACGCTCATTCTTCGCCTCGTCGAGCCTCTCGATGACCTCGGCCTTTTGGCGCTTGGTGAGGGACTCGTTCTGGAGAAGCTTGTTCGTGAAGAGCAGCTTCGCGTTGAACAGATTCGTTTCTGCCAACTTGTTGCGGAGATCAGTCTCTGCCGCGGACGACTTCGGAGCGCCATTGAGGGTGGCTCCCTTGCGGGTTGCTTCTGCAAGCATACCCTTG